GATAATCATCATGGTTTTTGAAACGAAATCCTATTGCCCGACCCTTGCGATTGTAGAAAAAATGACGAAGTGTGTCGAGCAATGCTTGTGTAGTAACGCCATAAGCTACCTGCCAGCGTTCTCTTGAATATGTCCAATTGATATTGCGCTTTTCGAAGCCACTGCTGAGTATGACAACCTCAGTATTGAACTCGGGACCGCCTGTGGAACCATGACTTATATCAGTCGGGAATTGTACTTCGTGAAATGCATCAGCCATATTACATATTCCTTCTTGCTGCCGTCAATGCGGCTGCCATTTGTGTAGCTATTTGTGTTTGCGAAGTTCTGAAGGATCCAACATCAGGAGTGTTGACATTGACTATCACGTTTATCGGGCGTTCTTCACGACTGGGCATACCAGCACCCTCTAATCTGTCAAGAGGAATAATAGCTTCGGGACCACGTTCGCCTACCATAGCAAGAGTAGGTTGCCTGACGATGCCGCCGTGTTGAAAACCGGGAATCAATTTCTCGACGAAAGTTGTTGCCAATTTCTGAGAGACAATCCGCGCTATGCTGTTCATAAAGGCAGTGAGATAATCATGTAATGATTTCAATTTGCCGGTTATAGCATCAAAGAAAAAGTCTTCGAATGCTGCACTCATAGCACCAGAAACTTGGCCAGCCCACGATTCTAACCATTCAGCGTGTAAATCGTACTGGTCTTCTATTGTTGCTAATCCCATTGCGGCACTCTTCGCTTGATGTTCGTTGAATTCATCGATGATCTCCAAGATACCTCCGTACTGCTGCTTCAAAGTAACAGGATCAGGCAAAGCCATAATCGGAAAGTCCTCTACGGCTGGTGTCGGTAACGGGCCAAGAGCCGTTCTGAGCCGTTCTATGGCTGTTTCGGTACTCTTTCCCAAATCCGATACGGCCTGTTCGCTTTCCTGTAATGCCTTGAGTGTACGGGCGAGTTCAGTTCCGAGGTATGCTTCAGCCCGGGCGAAATCATTTACAGCGTCGTAACCTTGTCCAAGTGCAATTAACAGATCTCGCATGCGATTATGAGTCAGAACGAGCACCCCTTCAGAAGTTTTAAGATTGTTATTGAAAAAGGCTGTCGCCTTGTTATATTCTACTAATGTCATTGATCCAGAATCCAAAGCTGCATCGAAATTAGCAAATGTATCGGCTTGATTATCTATCACAGCCTGATTTAATTTTAGAGTCTCGGAAAGTTTTGTATATTCATCTTTCCAATCTTCAATAACACCCGCCTGCTGAACACGAAACAGTCCACGTTGACTATCTATATTCGCACGAATCTTATCGGTATTAAGAGCGATTGCTGTACTTGCATCATCCCACTGGCTAATGGCTGTTGGCATAATAGCAATCAGTTGATTCATTATGCGCTGAAGTTCTGATTGTTCTACTCTATTCAATGTTGTTTTAGCTGTGAGTTCATCATACCGATCTGCGAGCCTGTTCGTGGCTTCGGCCTTTGACTCAAAAGCCTTACGCGCAGCAAAGAAGCGCTCGGTAGCCGATTCTGTTGTTTCGAGAAGTTTACGAATCGATTTGAGTACATCGCCGGTTGTCGTCACAATACCCTGCATCGCTGGTAAAAAATACTGCCCAATGGCCTTTTGTGCATCCTGAAAATACCTTGGCAGTGATGTCATCTGCTTACCGACATCACGCATGGCAGTTTCATAAGAGCCTGCGACTGTACTCGCCTGTTTCAGAATCTCATTGACAAATCCCTGTCTCTTTTCAGTTTCGGTAAGTTGAGAACGTGCCTTTCCCAGTGTTTGCGCCATTTCATTATATATTTTATCAAGACTGGCAATGATACCGAATTGCTTTAAGAGAATTGGACGTTGTGCAACGATTGCCTGTGTCAATGTCTGAGCAGCTTCGGATGAATTCTGACCAGATATAACTGCCAAGTCCTGTGCAGCACGAGCGATCTTCGTAGCATCGGCAACCTTAAGTTTTGACTGAATGAACAATTGCTCAATCTGTATCGCTTCTTTTTCAGCTATACCGAGTCCCATGATTGTGTTACGGTAGCCCTTCAATTCACTCTCACTATAACCAGCGTTTTTGCCAGTCATGATGAGCACATGATTCATGACTTCAATTCGTGCAGCTACTTGCGTGGCCGCAGAAATGGCTTGAAGTCCTTTAGCCATGCCATAGAAACCACCAGCACCGGCAGCGAGCGTTCCCACAGGCCCAAGCAGTCCGGTAACGGCTCCACCGAAATTACCGAGCATGCCTTTTGCTCTGGCAAGACCGACAGAAAGCGCTTTCGTATCAATGCCAATACGCGCCATCAATGTACCGATATTAGCCATTACTGCTCCTTAAGACCAAACAAGTCAAGTATTTTAGATTTCATTTCGTCCGTTGACTCCGTTTGAGATACATGCCTTGATTCCTCTGGCATGAAATCAGTGGGTTTGAATGGCTTCGCGCCCTTCTGCTTGTTGACGTTTGCGATGAGTGATGCAAGAACGCCAGTTCGTAACCAATCAATTTGTTCTCCAAACGGTTCAAGTTCAGAAAATGCTATCCATTCACTTACCTGCCGTGAAGTCAGACACGCGAGCAAATAGTCAGGATGAGGGATGCCCAACCGCAGAGCTAACCGGAAGAGGAATCGGCGCTCCGGTCGGGCTTGGATTTTCCCACCAATTCCTTAACATCCTTCGCAGTCATTCCTGATAAACGCTGCCCGACATCGAAAATACGATCCAACGCACGAGCATTCTTTGCTCCAAGAGCTGCTATGTCCTTTGTCTCAAATATGAGATCGCCGGATTCGTCAACAACGGTGAGTGCTACCATGCGGGCACGAAGATTGTTATAATTTCTTTCTTCACCACTCTTGCCGATTATCGCTGCTTCAAGTTGATCTCTTTCAGTTCCGGACAGAGCCTTGACGCGGATTATGCCGCCCCATTCAGGAACGTCTACCTCCTCAATTTTGCAATCCTGTACTGCTAAGATTTGCTCCCGACTAAGATATTCTCCCATGCCTATGTCCTTTCTGTAAGCTTAACTGCTTACTGAGGGTTGTCCTGTAACCTTGATCGTCACAGTCATCGTCACCTTGTCGCCTGTCGGTATTTCCATAGGCATCTCGGTGACATAGCCAGCGAAATCAATCGTTGTCGAACCTGCATCCGGCAACACTAACTGATAGTTTATACTATCGTCGCTTTCGAAGTCACCCAACATCGTGATATAGTTATCACGCGTCCAGTTCATATTGAGTGTGATCGTCCCTGCATTACGAAAGCCGCGAATGAATTCTCTCCATCCGCCTGTACTGTTCAGAGTCGTGACATCGATCTCTTCGGCACTTGCGGTTATCCCTGAAATCGAATTGATTTCAGAAACAGGCGAAAATGTTTCCGAAGAAAAACTATTGCCACGATTAAAGACAGTTCCTACTGCTGCAATTGCTTCTGACATCCTTGTCTCCTTGCTTGCAGATTTACTTCTACCTATATTCTATTATTGCTACAAATTCAGCCTTACATGAATGTGACGCTTCGTTTCAGTTTTAGCCTCAAGCGCACCGCCACCAGACTTCACTTCATCGAGGCTGAAATTTAGAGCTTCTACTGTTACTCCGGTATCTTTCTCAAAGCTCATGATGCGAGCATTGACTGAACTGCATAGCGTCTCCCTTGCATCTTTCAACTGTTTACCAATCGTGTCTGTCATTCATTCTCCTATGCTGTGGTTCTATGTATTCTGAAATTTATTGTCACGTTTGGTCTCTTGTTGTCATCCTGCCCGACAGAGATAATGTCGCCTTCCTGCCAAATACCCACGTATCGAGTACCGTTGATTGTCTCATTGTGGAGTCCATGCACTTCGTCTCTGATAGCCTGTGCTTGCTCATGCGCTGCAAGATATTCACCTTTCGCACCTCGCACTCTCACTTGAATTGTCGGGCGCTGATAAGTGTAATTCTCTTCCGAATCGTATCCGCCTGTATCATAGATGCAGACACAGTTATCGGGCGTTGTCGGGATCTCGCCAATGAACAAGTCCGTCGCATACGTCAGAGCAAGTGACGAAATGCCCTCAAGAATATCTTTAACATCTTCGGATGTCGGATTCATCGAACCCTCGCATTGTCACGAATCACTTTCAATACTTCACCGGCTTTTTCTTGCATAGCATGTTCAAGAAACTTCCATTCACCTTTGCCCCTATGTTTTGCTGGTATCTCATGAACGAATAAGGCATACGTCGCCGTAAAACCGATTTCAGCACCGGGTCCGAAACCTCCGGGCAAATCCCATGCTTGTGTATATGCTGATCCTTTCAAGTTGCCGGTATCTACAGGAGTTAATTGTTGAGCGCGCCTGCGAATTATCAAAGCACCTCGCATCAAACCAGCTTTTGTCCGGCCTTTGATATCCTTGATTTTATGATTCAGAATCGATTTTACCATTTCCAAACCTTCGAGCTTAAAGACGTATGGTTTAGGCATATTACAACCATGCCTTTCGCAGAAATGCCGTACCTTTAGAATCCGGTATCTTGTCGAATTGGCGAATCTCGTATGCTCCAGAGATCGTCATAGGATCACCCTCTTCTCCTGAAGACAAGTCATCGAGATCACCCAAGAAAAGATACCCGCCCACCACCACATCCTGAGCGATAAATACTACTGCACTCGATTGCTTCTCTTGACCCTGTGCGTCGATAAACAGATCGTGCCGTTCTTCCCAGCGCACGTCGACCTCCACGGCATCGGCAAAGGTTCGACCGCCCTGACCGTCGCTTACGGGGCTGCCCCAATAGACGGCGGTCTGCTTCAGGCTGCCGGTGAATCTTGTCGACTTGCTCGGACTCATATTATTGTCTTCAACTCCGCTGGTCCTTTACTATGATCAAGTTCGGCAAGTGTCAAATTATAGTCAAGCAATTTTACTTGCTGACCGTATCGAGTAGAATCCAAGCCCGTTCCTGTTTTGCCGTCGTAAGTCCAATTGGCTTCCCCGACCTTCTCCTTTGCCAGTTGCGGATCTTTGGCGCATACGAGATGGGCTGCAAGCCACTGTTCGATCAGCTTCAGTTCACCGTCTTCATATCCTACGCCCAAACATTTGCCGGATACAATCATGTTCGCAGCGTCAAGAAAAGTCGTTATATCTTCCTCTTCGAGCGCCGTATCAAGTAACTCCAGCACTTCAGCTTCCGTTGCTCTGTTAGCCATAATCAGCTCCTTTGTTTCACGTGAAACAATGTCGGGTCGACAAATTTTCGGACAGCTTTTTCATCCCATTTAAGACCCGCCCACTCTACAGCGCCCTGAATATCTCCAAAGCGACCGCTTATTATATCATTTGACCAGATCGTTCTCATCTTGAGACCTGCATTCGCCATTTCAGTGAAGCATTGTTTGTGTTCATCGATCCAGCTTTGCCATCCTTTTCTATCTTTGTAGGCTCGCATAAACGGTGTGAACATACAAGAATCAATGATACTCTCATCATCCCTGCGAACAACAATCCAATGAGCATTCGGGAATGCTGCATGCCACATAGACCACATCAGACATATCTTCGCGCCTTTGTAGAAGAAGATTCCGATCTGATAACCGTCATTGAAAAGAATAGCCATTACACGGCGGCGCCAGTCGATAGCCTGTGTTTGTGCAATTGTAGTAATAAGAGCGCGATCAGGAAGCGGTTTCTGTCCCATTTTATCAGCACCAATTGAAGTCAGAAACGGTTTGGTGATGGTATTGCGAATTTCACGATTCTCGAACATACCTTTTTTGTTCGATGCATTTGGTCCTGCTAACTTGCCACCAAATGCACCACACAAATGTACGATACCCGCAACGAGTGAAGTGCCCGAGCGTGCAGCTCCGGTGATCAATATCGGTTGTTCATTCTCCATTGTCAGCTATGTCCTTTATTTCGCTTCGATCTGGTTCTTCATATTCCGTACCTTCCCATAGTTTGCCGCCGGGAACACATATCAGAACGGACTCCTTGAACATGCGTCGTGCTTCCTCTCTCAAAGCCTTTGTCGGCGATACGCAGCATACTATAGGCACCTTGCCTTGCTTCTCATGGATAGCAGCAACTTTTGCCATACGCAAGACATTTTTTCTCCGTCCATCATCAGTGAAATCTCCACCGAAATATCGACGATAATCATAAGCATCTATCAGTAGAGAATTAGGAATGATACTTGCCAGCTTCTCTCCGGTTGTCGTCTTGCCTGCATATCCTTTACCTGTTACCCAAATCACCATTATTGTAGTTCTCCTGTCTTAAACAAACGCCGATTCCTTTCGAGCAGTTTCATGTATTGTCGCCTTGGAATCAACTGATGCGTTCGTTTATGTTCTTGGTGAATCGTCCAAGCATCATCCCGAGTAACTATTGA